TTTTTCGGAATGCTCTTCCAAACAAAGAAAAGGTAAGAGCATCCAAAACTGTGCTCTTACCTGCACCATTTGATCCAACAATCAAATTAGTGTTAGTGTCGTTTAATTGGATTTCAGTAAATTGATTTCCAGTAGAAAGAAAGTTTTTCCAACGGACTTTTTCAAATAAAATCATGTTCAGTGTCTGGAGGTATTACGATATCATTTTTTGTAATAAGTGAATATTGATATCCATGCATTTCACAAGTTTTCAACATCACTTCATCGTCTATTTCTATTACATGCATTTCCGGGTAATCGTCTTCTTCTAACATCATAGCATACCGAATGGCATCATCTTCCTCTGCAAACAAATACAGGATTTGTTCTCCCAATTCGTCCTTTACAGAATATGCACCTTCGGTTTCTCTGCCATTGATTGTTAAAATAAACATTCTAGATTAGTTCACATGCCTCTTGATATGTTGCCCTCATTATATTTTGGACTTTAGATTTATCAAGTTTTATTTCTGCCTCCTGAATATATCTATTCAAGATTGAAAGGGTATCTTCTGATTCTAGCACATCAAATTCTTCCGGTTCTTGAATATCAAAATTTTCTATGACCTTAAGATCAGCAACTCCACAGGAATAAAGTTTATCAATTACCTTTTCAAATTCTTTTTGTCTCGGTTTATTTCTTACAATTACTTTGACAATCTTATTTTCATAAGGTCTTGTATCTAAAAGTGATGCTGAATCATCATCATAGTAAAGAATTTTAAAAAGTTGATACGGATTGTCTATGTGAAAATGTTCAAAAGTTTCTGTATCAAGGATGGTGAATCCTCTCCGATCACCGACATCGTTCCAGAACATTTCGTAGGGGTTTCCCAAGTAATAGATCCGTCCATTATCCGATCGAGTGTGATAGTGACCGCTGAAGACATGGGAGAACTTCTCAAATAACTTGCTTTCATGACCATGCTCCATGATACACCCTCGATGAGCTCTAAATCCGATGAGTTCAAGGTGCCCCATCGCGTAGTTGCAAGTTGTACTTTTAACAAGTTTATAAGTTTTTTCTTCATTTTCAGAATTAATCCAAGGAATAAACAATACATCAGCGTCACCTAATTTGACTTCTGTTGCTTCTGGGTAAACAATTACATTATCATATTCGCGCAATAGAAGATCTACTGCATTGACATCATTGGTATTTTTATAATATGCAGTATGATTTCCTACAATAGTATGAACAGTAACACCCATATCACGAAGTCTATCATAGTAATTATTTTTTGCCCATGATAGTGCAGAAAAGTCAATACCCTTACGACTGTCAAAGGTATCTCCCATATCTACAATGGTTGTAATTCCTTCCTTCTCCAGGTAAGGAAAGAAAATGTCATTATAAAATTTTAAAAAATAATCATGAAATAACTTAGAGTTTTTTCTTGCACCAAAATGCTGATCTGTGATAATAGCAACTTTCATTATTCTATATTACCGGAAATTGTAATTCTAGTTTCATCATGGATATGAACAGGAACCCTATGATGCAAACAACTGGGAAATACAACTATTCTAGACTCAATTGGCAATATTTTAACCGATTTCATTTTTCTTTTCTTTTGATCCCAATAATCAAATAACAAAGGAGAATAATTTGGTTTTGATTTTAAAAAATAAACCCAAGAATATTGAGAGGGTAAGTGAGTATGATCTACAGTGTAATCTCCTTTTCTGTAAATATTACCCCAACAATCTATCATATGAAAATTTCGACGGTCCTGAAAATGACGAAAGCAACCACCCGTATCAAAAGGAATATTTAACATAAAGTCGAGAACACCATCCTTGAATAGATCTAGTTCTCGACTTTCAATCTTCATGTTCCAGTCTGTTGCTGTAGCCTTAACATTTGTTTTTCTTTGCTGGACATCTTCATGATTTTCTAAAAATTCAAGCAAATCATCTTTAAGTTGTTTATGGCGATTATAATTATCATCATAAAATACTTTTTGGTTAGATAGTATAGAAACAAAATTCACAAGACATTAATTATAACGAAGTTTACTATGAACAGAGTCTTTAATACTATTGTAGTCACTGTAGTTTGATCCGTCAAGGGTATTGTTGTCATCAAATACTTCACTATAACCAGATCGTTCGATAATCTTATTCTTGATTTCTAACTGACGCTTTTCCCTTTGAATCCTGCGGAGAAACGCATAATGAATAATCTGCGTAAAGTAAGCAAAAGGATTTTGGGATTTCTCAGGATTAAAATTATGAATGTACTGAACGCAATTTTCGATTCCATCTGAAATCATATCCTCCTTGAACATGTAGTTGACAAAGTTTGGTTTGAATGAAAGATGATTAGCGATCTTCAAAAAACACTCCCCAATGTAGCGTGGAATAGGAGGTTTTGGAAGACCTTTCATCTCTGCAATTTCTTTGTCTTCGCGATACTTGATAAGTGCTGCCAGAAATTCTTTATTATTTACATAATGTTCTGACCTCTTTCGTTTTGCCATAGGTCCTATCATAAGTTTATCTCATAATATGTATGAATTATATCACCTTACTACAGACTTGACAAGTTTTATAATCCAAGTAGAATAACTTTGTTGGGTTTGAAGGTTAGTCTTGGCTACTCTTAAATATCTTCTCTAATATCTCTTTAGTATCGTTTACATTTCCAAGATATCCCATCTTACGATCTAGTTTATAATCATTAGAATCTTTCTTATCTGATTGTCTTACAAAATTTTGATATACCATAATCATTTCTATATCACTCGATTCAGACATTGTAAGAACATCACACATATTTACGATTAGCATATCCTCAGTACTTGTTTTTAACCAAGGTTCCACCTTGTAGCCTACAACACCTCCTCTTCCCCTTAACTCACATACTGTAATTGGATGTGATATTAAAAGAAGTGTTCTGTCTTCTTCTTCCGTAGCAGCTACTTTACAAAATATTTCTTCACCCGATTTAAACTTAATTGTTGCGTAAAAGTCATCTTCTATCATTTTTCCTTTAGTTGTATGGTGATTATTTCATAATTAAACTTTTCTTCATTGTAGATTTTAATACGCTCTATAAAATGATTCAAAGTATAGTTTCGTCTTGATTTAGTAGAACAATCATCAGAGATGTCGTAGAGGACTGCTTTAGTCTTATCTTTTCCTTTTCTAAGTACTCTACCAATTGATTGTAAATTTCTGATTCTTGATTTGCTTGGAGATGCAAAGATAACATTATGGAGTTTTTTAATATTAATGCCTGTAGAAAAAGTTCCATAAGAGGCAACGATAATTGCGTTGTTTTCTCTTTCTGTTATTTCCCTTACCAATTCCCGTTCTTCAGCGTCAATACCACCGTGAACAAAAAATACTTTTCTACCTTCACTCTTATTAGTATTTATTTGATCGAAAAGTATGGCACCATGTGCTTCTACTCTACTGAATAGCACAAGAGTATTTCCTTTCAGATCCAAAGTTAGATTGGTAATAAATTTATTTCTTTGTTCATGTCCAATTAGATATTGAATTTCATCTTCATACACTTCAAACTTCTGAGGCGGATGTTTAAGTACAAGACACTGGATATCTAACTGTGATAGATGTCCTTGCCTCATTAATTCTTCAGTTCTAGTGACTTTATATGAAGGTCCAAACAATCCTTCTAAGACCCATTTATGCGTCTGTGTGCCGTCTAAAGTTCCTGTGAAACCAAATCTATACTTTGCATGATGAAGCTTTGTCATAATCTGAATCAAAGACTTAGACTTGAATAAATGTGCTTCATCGCCTATAATTACACCATAGTCTTCAAAGAAAGAACGATCAAGTTTATATACAGACTGCCAAGTGGTGATGGTTACAGGGGCATCATTACTTTTTTCTTTACCAGAATATATACGATGGCAATATGAGTCAGCATTCCAACCATAATCAAGAAAATCCTTATACATCTGTTCTACAAGAGATGTCGTCGGAACAACTAGAAGAATTTTTTCACCTTTATCAACATAGTATCTTACTAGAGAATAAATCATCAGTGATTTGCCAGATGCAGTGGGGCTTATCAATAACTTTCTATTATGCTTTAGGGCACCATATACTCCCTCAATCTGGTATTTCCTGGGAGTATGGGCACAAATGGAATGCATATAATCTTTGACACCTTCCATTGAGATATTGTCATTCTCTTCATATGGAGTGCCATAAAATTTATTATCTTGAAATCTGTAAGTGTAACCATACTGCTTACAGAAATTCACAATCTTATCTAATAAACCAACATAGATCTGCTTAGAACGCATATCGTATAGATGAATTTCTCCGTTCCAATTTCTACCACGATATTGTGGCATAAACTTTGCATTAGGAACTTCAAACTTAAAATGGTCTCTAAGTTCGTATTCAATATGTGGTTCTGTGTTAATTTTTAAAAATACTTCGTTTGATTTGGATATAACAAGATTTGCTGTTGTATCAATCACATGCATCCATACATCTGAAGATATTTATTATTTCATATTATACTTATATTCAAGAACTATTCTGTATAAAAAATTCTTTAAGTATTGAAGTCTTTCTTGCTCATCAGGATCTCCACCTGGCCATTTATCTAAGTGTACGCAAACGGATTTGTAGAGAAGATGTAAGTCCTCAGAACCAAACTGCAACTCTATGTAAGTTTCATCCGGATCAAAATCTTCACTTTCATAAATCCAATCGTCCGACATCATCCTAACCCCGCGTTAAATCTCATGAATTCTATTGCGTTTTTGATTTGATAAGTTCTATTAGTTATCTGTTTAAGTATACTCTCAATATAAACTAGCATTGTATCATAATAGTCAATTTTCAAGCATACTGAAGATAATTTTTCATCAGCGTCAAGATACTTCTGCATAGTATCTTTATCTCTAATCTTTTTTGGAAACGGATTTTCTATGTATACATCAGGATCTGCTTTTCCACTGAAATATTCATACCGTTCATGTCTAATGTTTTTTCTTTGTTGTTCTGCTTTTTTTCTAAGAAGAAACACTGTATTATATAGTTCAAAATACTTTGCATGAAGTGTGGGAATATTTGTTGATTCTGTATGAAGATTATCCATATCAATTTTAGAATCCTTTTCCCACATTCCTTGAAGTTTATCAAGATCAATCATAAAGGATCGCCATTTAAATCAGTTATATTATAGACAGTATACTTGAAAGAAACGTCTGCTGTAAAGTAATCCACATCAGTTTCTGTGGCATCAAAGTTTAATGTTGACAGACTATATGGATAAAGATCACTAAACTTAACTAAGAAGTTAGGTCTCATACTACTACCAAGAACTGTCAAAGTTCCATCTGAATAGATATCCATTCCACCTGAAGAAGATGTCTCAATGTTTGGAGTTCCTTTTTGAAGTTCTCTTATTTCATTTAAAGATTCAGGAAATCCAAGACCACGTATCCAGTTTTGAATCTCCATATAGTTTTTCAAGTCTTCATCAACTAAGAATCTCAGACTGAAATCCTCAAAGACAATTTTGTCACCAGGAATATCAAGGTCTTTCAAATAAGTTGTTTGTACTGCAGAACCTAATTCCAACGATGGAATATTAGCAGAATTACTGAAGAATGCAACTTTGGGTGCTCGATTTAAAATAAATTTAAATCCAGTTGGCGATAAAAAATTTCTATTCTCTATCTGTCTTGAAAGATAAGATGATGTCATTTTATTCTTTTTGACTATTTATCTGTAGGCATAAAAAAAGGACCCCGAAGGGTCCTTGATGACATGTGAAACTTGGATCACATGAGGTTCTTGACTGCAACGCGACGATAGTAGCGGTTTGCATTGACCTTGAGACGACCCAGACCTGCGTCGGTTCCTTCTGCGAATGGGTTGGCAACCAGACCATAGCGGGTCTTGAAGCCAATCTTGGGCTGGAAGGAGTTCTCTCCAACGGCACGAACCATCTGGAGGGGAACATATGGGCAGTAGAACAGACCAGCGTCGTAAGGGGAAGTACCCTTGTAACCGACGACATAGTACTGGTTGCCTGGGGTTCCGTTTGCGGAAGTGAGGTTAGCAGAATAAGGATCGATGTATACACGATACTTACCTTGCAGAACACCAGCGAAGGTGTTACCAGTGTCATCAACGTTAAGGTTGGCGTTGAGTGCAGGGGTGTAATCGAGAACGCCTGCCATGGTGAGGGCGGATGCAACGTCTGCAGAACAGAGGATGATGTTGCCCTTTCCGCGACGAGTTCTTTGTGCGATTGCGTTTGCATCGCGCTCGATTTGGAACAGAAGACCCTTGAACTTCTCAACAGACCAGCGACCGTTGGAATCAACGTCGAGGTCGAATACACCAGCGGTAGCGGTGTTTTGTACAGCACCTTGCTCAGCAACCTTATAGATGGTTCTGATGACTTCACGGTTGATTTCAGCAAGAATCTCAGTTGACAGAATGTTTGCCAACTCAGCTTCTGCATTCAGACCATGAATCGCCTTCAGATCCTGTGCAAGCTCAAGGCTGTATTCTGCCTTCAGTGCTCTGGACTTAGCGGTTACAGTGACCTTCTCAATCGAGAATGCCATCTGGTTGAATGCACTTGCACCGGTTCCATCAAGTGCTTCAGCATCGCCAGTAGGCATACCACCAGCAACGTTATATGCTGTGGATGTAGCAGTACCAACAGGGTTCAGGAGTGCTGGGTTAGAACCTGCCTGAGTAGTAGTACCAATACCAGCAA